AGACCGTTATTTGGTTTTAACATGTATCAAACAAATGCTATTGCTGTGTCTAGTGGAAGTGCTGCAAATCACACATTTGGTTCTGCGGGATCAAATGAATTTGCGTTCTTATACGGACATGCATCAGGAGTTGCGACTGTAAATCATATCGCTAAAACTGAATTAATCAGAGACCCTGATTCATTCGCAGATGTAGTCAGAGGCTTACACGTTTTTGGAAGAAAAATTCTTAGAAGCGAAGCAGTAAGATCTGGCGTTATAACAATAGGTTAATACTTAGGAGGATAATAGAACAATATGGCTACTTATGACAGAACAGGAAAAGGTGGTACTACTGGGCATCCTGCTAATGGTAGAACACCTTATTTAGTTGAAAATACAATTGACATATCAGCAATTAATAGTTCTTCAGGAACTGCTGATGGAGACATTGTACAATGTTTAGACATACCTGCTGAAACTTTAATCATGGAAGCTGGAGTTGAGGTAATCACTGCATTATCAAGCTCAGCAACTATTGATTTAGGTATCACAGGTGGAGATGCTGATAGATATGTTGATGGAGATACTAACGCTGCTGGCTTTAGTACACTTACAGCAACAGCTAGAGTCATCGTTTCAAGTGCTGATACACTAGATGCATTAATTGCAGGTGCAGCTTCAAGTGCGGGTAAAATCCGTGTTTTTGCTGTACTATGTGATGTATCTGGTATTGACGAAACTGATAACAACTAATAGATAAATAATTTAAGGGGGGTATTAATATCCCCCTTAATATATACCCCTTATAGCTAATAGGAATTTATGACAACTTACGATTTAAGAAAAAAAACTGATGCAAGCACAGGTCAAAAAGTTATACCATTTAGTAATGATATAAGGGTAGATAAACTAGAAAACAGAATTAATAATCAAGAACAAAAACTTGATAAAATAATAGAGTTATTACAGAATGGCAACAACTTACCTAACACTAACGAATAGCGTACTTCGAGAATTAAACGAAACTGAGTTAACCTCTAGTACGTTTAGTTCTAGTAGAGGTATTCAAACTGCAATTAAAGATTTTATTAATAAAGGCATTCACGATATCTATAATGAAACTGGTGAGATACCTTTATTATATTCTAGAACTACACAAGATTTAACTATAGGTGATAATGAATATGATTTTCCTGCTGACTTTAGAAAAGCAGATATGGATTCATTTTCAATGGCTCCAAGACAATTAGTAACTAATGGTGAGTTTGCATCTAACATAACTAGTTGGACTACTGGAGATGGATCACCATCACATACATCAAGTGGTAATGGTAGATTAAATTTAAATGATGCAGCAGCTTATCAAGCTATTGACACTACAGTAAATAAAACTTATAAACTACAGCTTAGAGTTTTAAGTCCAAATAGTTCTAGCACTGCATTAATTGTAAGAGTTGGAACATCAGCTGGTGGAACACAAAATTTAAATACAACTTTAGCTGTAACTAATTTTAGAGAAGGTGCTATATTAAATACTACATTTACAGCAACAGCACAAACATCTTACATTTATGTAGAAGCACCAAGTGTACAATTAGATGTTGATTATGTTAGAATATCAAGAAGTGATATTGCTACAAGAAAATTAGTATATGTAACTTATGATAGTTATTTACAAACTAATAAACCAACTGATGATACAAATAATAGTGGAGGTTATTCTACACCATTAAGAGTATATATATTACCTGATCATTCAGCTTTTGGTGTTAGTCCAAGACCGAATACAAATGAATATACTGTAAGTTATGATTACTATACAACACATACAGATTTATCAGCTCATGGAGATAATATGAGTTTACCTGATAGATTTAGAACATTAGTAGTTGATAGAGCTAAATACTATACGTACATGTTAAGATCAGACCCACAACATGCACAATTAGCTGATAGAGATTTTCAAAGAAAACTAAGATTATTAAAAGTAGATTATGCTACTAAAAACGATTACATGAGAACAGATGTAATAGGAGAAAGTATTGCTACAAATATAGGAGGCAGAGTAAGTTAATGGCTATTAGAGATAAATTTGAAGAACAAGAAAAAAATGGTATGAAAATTGTCACCAATATGAATGGTGAAAAAAGAGCTGATAATAAATTAAATATGAAAAAAGTTGATGTTTTTAATCTTAAAGATTATTATAAGTATAAAGATGCAATAGAAAATGATATACCTTTAAAAGATGTTTTTCCAGGAAATTATCCTGTAAGAGAATTAGAAATATTTGATGATCTATTAAAAAAAGAAAAAAATAAAAGTTAAATAAATGCCAACTACTGATCTTATATCACCATTTGTAGTGAGTTGTGCAGGGGGCTTAACACTTAATAAAGATGTGTTTTCAATGCAACCTGGAGAAGCTCTTATACTACAAAATTTTGAACCCGATATTAAAGGTGGATATAGACGTGTCAGTGGAACAGCACAATATAATACTACAATAGTACCACAAGGATCTAGTAATAGTAGTCTAGTTGTTGATTGTTCAATAATATTTAATGGACAAATAATTGCAGCTAGAGGTGGGGATATACACAGAGGAACTACATCAGGTAGTTTTACAACTCTAACAACTGGACTTGGTACATCTAGTAGAGCATACGACTTTGAAAAATTTAATTTTAATGGGACAGATAAACTTATAATTGCAACAGGACATTCTCCTGCACAAATAATTAATACAAGTTTTGCAGTTGATGTAGTAAATGCAACAGGTGGAGGAACAGCTCCAAGTAATCCTAAGTTTGTAAAAGCATTTCAAAACCATATGTTTTATGCTGGTGCAACTAACTCACAAGAGATTATATTTAGTGTACCATTTGAAGAAGATAATTTTACAACTGGTAGCGGTGCAGGATCATTTAAAGTTGACTCGACTGTTGTTGGATTAAAAGTATTTAGGAATGAATTAATTATATTCTGTCAAGATAGAATTTATAAATTAACAGGAACATCAAGTTCTACATTTGCAGTACAAGAAGTTACAAGAAATATTGGATGCAGAGATGGTGGTAGTATTCAAGAGATTGGTGGTGATGTTATATTCTTAGCACCAGATGGTTTAAGAACTATTGCTGGTACGGCAAGAATTGGTGACGTTGAACTTGGATCTATATCTAGACAGATACAATCTAGAATTGATGAAGTTACATTAGATAGAATAACTTCTGTTGTTATTAGAGATAAATCACAATATAGATTATTTTATCCAGTAGATGCAACAGGACAATTATCATCAAAAGGAATTATAGGGGTATTAAAAAATAACCCTAATACAGGATCTATAGGATTTGAATATGCAGATATAGTTGGTATTAAACCAGCTTGTACAGATTCAGATTTTATAAGTAATGTTGAGACTCAAGTATTTGGTGGTTATGATGGTTTTATATATAAAATGGAATCAGGTAATACATTTGCAACGGGTGCAACAACTACAACTATACAGGCAGTATACAGATCACCAGACATGGTAATGGGTGACCCAGGATTAAGAAAGTATATGCAAAGAGTTAATCTAAACTATGAAGGTGAAGGAACAACTATTGATGCAAACTTAGCTCTTAGATATGATTATGATGATCAAAATACTCCACAACCAGCAAAAATAGCATTACCTAGTGTAGGTGGTGCAGGAACATATGGAGCAGCTAAATATGGTCAAGCATTATATGATGCATCAGGTGTTCCATTAGTAAGACAATCAGTAGAAGGTTCAGGATTTGCAGTAGCACTACAGATAGATGATCAAAATAGTGCAGACTCATTTTCAGTTAAAGGATTTCAATTAGAATTTACCCCAGGAGGAAGAAGATAATGGCAGGCTATTCAGCACGACAATCCAGCTTTACAACAGGTGATACTATCACTGCTGCTCACAGCAATGATGAGTTTAACCAAGTACTAGCTGCATTTCATGCAACAACAGGACACTCGCATGATGGTACTGCGGGTGAAGGTGGACCTATTAGTACACTTAGAGATGCAGATGCATTAAATAAGATACTAGTTGATACAACTAATAATCATTTAGAATTTTATGTTGAAGTATCATCAGCAGCAGTACAACAAGTAAGAATACAAGATGGTGCTATTGTACCTATTACAGATAATGATATAGACTTAGGAACTTCCTCTCTTGAGTTTAAAGATTTATTTATAGATGGTACAGCAAATATTGATACACTAAGTTTAGATGGCACAGCTATTACAGCTACAGGTGCAGAAATTAATTTAGTAGATGGTGGTGCTACAGTTGGAACTACAGCAGTGGCTGATGGTGATGGTATTCTTCATAATGATGGTGGTACTATGAGAGTTACAAGTGCTACTACATTTAAAACATATTTTCAAACTGGTGTTACAGCAGCAGCTATAGCAGCAGATGATATTTCATCAGGAGATGCAGCAGTTAACTTTACTACTAGTTCAGGTAATATTACAATTGATGCAGCTGCAAATGATTCAGATATTATATTTAAAGGAACTGATAATAGTTCTGATATTACTATGCTTACACTTGATGGTAGTGAAGCAGGTAAAGCAACATTTAATAGTGATGTAGTTGTTGGTGGAGATCTTACAGTAACTGGTGATGATATTACTATGGGTACTAACACTGCAGGTAATATTTTAGTTGCAGATGGTACAAATTTTAATTCAATAGCAGCAACATCTTTATCTGAAATATCAACTATTGCTAATGACGATGTATTCTTAGCAGTAGATACTTCAGGTGGAGGTCTTAAAAAAGTTGCAAGATCAACTGTAGTATCAGGACTTGCTACATCAGGTGCAATATCAAATGTAGTAGAAGATAGTACACCTCAACTAGGTGGTAATCT